GTTTGAGCGAGCATTTTCTAAAATGTTTGAGTTCAAGCATTCCGTCATGGTGAATTCAGGTTCTTCAGCGAACCTAGTCATGATTGCTGCACTAAAGAAATACTTTGGTTGGCAGGATGGTGATGAGATTATTGTTTGTGCATGTGGTTTCCCAACTACAATCAATCCCATTATTCAGAATGGATTGAAACCTGTCTTCGTTGATATTGATTATAGTGATCTTAACTGGAACTTAGATCAGATCCGAGAAAAGATTACAACCAAAACAAAGGCTGTATTTTCTTCACCTGTCTTGGGAAATCCCTACGACTTTGATAAGTTTCTCGATATTATCCACAGGTATAACCTTGAGTACATCGCTGACAACTGTGATAGTCTTGGCAGTAGGTGGAGAGGTGATCTTCTTACCAAACATGCCGTCGCAGCGTCGTGTTCTTTTTATCCAGCGCATCATATCAGTACTATCGAAGGAGGAATGGTTTCCTCCAACATTGAAGAGATTGTCCAGATCGCTAGATCTTTTGCCTGGTGGGGTCGTGGATGCTACTGTGTAGGATCCCAAAATAAATTGCCCAACGGTGTTTGTGGAAATCGCTTCGACCGCTGGTTGGAAGGGTACGACAAGGATGTCGATCATAAGTATGTCTTCGGCGTTCAAGGATACAATCTCAAGCCTGCCGATCTGCAGGGGTCTATTGGTCTTGTACAGTTGGAGAAGCAAATAGAGATACATGCTATCCGTCGTCTCAACAAAGCTCGACTTCATGAGATCTTCTCTAAGATCCCTGGTGCGAGGGTTATTGAAGAGAAAGAACATGCTGAAACCTCGTGGTTTGGAGTTCCTATTGTGTACGAGGACGGTAAACCGAACCTTGTCAAATATTTAGAACAACATGGTATTCAGACAAGGAATTACTTTGCTGGTAATATTCTTGCACATCCTGGATATCGTCACATCGAACCAGCATCAAACTATCCTAACGCTTCTAAGGTGTTGGATAATGTATTCTTCCTTGGGTGTAGTCCAGTTATTACTCGTGAAATGATTGACTACATAGAGGAGGTTGTTGAAAACTATACTAAAAACAATTTACAATGGCATCCAGTATGACACAGTATACTAAGAAAGCACTAGTTCTTGGTGCAGGTGGCTTTATCGGTAGTCACATGGTCAAACGTCTCAAGTCTGAAGGATATTGGGTACGTGGAGTTGATCTAAAGAGACCAGAATTTTCTTCAACTGAAGCAGATGAATTTGTAACGGGAGATCTTAGAGACAAGACTTTTGTTGCACGTTGTCTTCAGTGGAAAGGAACACAAGGAAATTTTTATAACTCGGTTCCTTATCGATATATTCAAGTATTTGATGAAATCTATCAGTTTGCTGCTGATATGGGTGGTGCTGGTTTCGTCTTTACTGGAGAGCATGATGCAGATATCATGCATAACTCAGTATCGATTAACTTGAATGTTCTTGATGAACAGGCAAAGATGAATGAACAATATGGTGTTAACCGTACTAAAATCTTCTATTCTGGTTCTGCTTGTATGTACCCAGAGCACAATCAACTCGATCCTGATAATCCAGATTGTCGTGAAGAAAGTGCTTATCCAGCTGATCCAGACAGTGAATATGGTTGGGAAAAACTTTTTTCGGAACGTCTTTATTTTGCCTATCATCGCAACTATAATATTCCTGTGTGTGTTGCCAGATATCATAATATCTTTGGTCCCGAAGGAACTTGGGAAGGTGGACGTGAGAAAGCTCCTGCAGCAATTTGTCGCAAAGTTGCCTACCTTCCAAAAGAGGGTGGATCTATAGAAGTATGGGGTGATGGAAAACAAACTCGCTCATTCCTGTATATCGATGAGTGTATTGAAGCAACCCGTCGTTTGATGGATAGTGACTTTATGGGTCCAGTAAATATTGGATCTGAAGAAATGGTAACCATTAATCAACTTGTAGAAACTGCTGCTAAAGTTGCTGGTAAGTTTGTTGATAAAGAGCATATCGATGGTCCTCTTGGTGTTCGTGGTCGCAACTCAAACAACGATCTTATCCGTGAAAAACTAGGATGGGATTACTCGATGACCCTTGAAGAAGGAATTGCTAAAACTTACAAATGGATTAACGAACAAATTCTTAAGAAGGTATATACTGAGAACTGATGAATACACATTACGACGCAGAACTTGATGCACTGAACAACCCCTTTCCTGGGGTAGAAAAAATTAAAAGAAACTTTTCTCAAGCATACCAAGACTTGTTTGTCTTAACAATGCTTCAAGGAAAACGTAGTGGTAAGTATCTTGAAGTTGGTGCAAATCATCCAGTAGAATTCAATAATACTTTTCTTTTAGAAGATAAGTTCATGTGGAAAGGAATTTCTGTTGAAATTGATAAGGAGATGGTTGAGTTGTTTAACACAGTTCGCCATAATAAATGTGAATATGCAGATGGTACTGTCTTTGATTTTCAAAAAAAACTAGATGGTCGTAGGTGGAAAGATAAAACAATTGATTATCTTTCACTTGATTGTGAACCTGCAATGACAACTTATAAGATCCTAACTAGAATTCCTTTTGATGAATATAAAGTTTCTGTGATCACATACGAAACTGATGTCTATAAAGACGGTCCTCAAGCAAGAGAACTGTCAAGAGAATTTTTGAAGTCTAAAGGATTTGAATTAGTTGCTGCTGATGTATGTAATGGTAATAATCCTTATGAAGATTGGTATGTAGATCCTACGGTTATTCCAGAAACACTTTGGGGTCCATTCATTTCTGAGGGTGCTGAAGCAAGAAGTTTATTTGTATGTCAGTAAAAATTTCACATTGGTATGGAAGACTTGGTAATAACATTCAACAGTGTGCTGTTGGATGTATGGTTGCTGAGTTATTGATGACGCAGTTTGAAAGTATTGATCATGAAATTATCTCCAAATACCAGAAATCGTTTGGATACAGCACTCAAGAGTTATCATCAAAGTTCTTCTATTGGGAAGGTCCGTACAAAGAAGTCAATATTCCAGTTGACCACATTTATCGCAATATGCGTAGGATCTGTAAAGAACACATTGCACCACATCTTAAGATACCACCAAGGCAAATTATACCTGACGATACTGTTGTTATTCACATTAGGAGTGGAGATATTTTTGACCAAGTTCATCCTAACGGGCATCAGTATACTCCTAATCCTCTTGATTTTTACAACAAATTACTTTCCAATTTTGAAAGAGCGATTGTTGTTACAGAACCTGACAAAAACAATCCCATTGTTGAGGTTCTTAGGCAAAATTCAAAAGTAACAGTTCAGTCCTCTTCTGTTGCTGAAGATTTTGCAACACTAATGTCGGCAAAAAACTTAGCAAATTCTGGTGTAGGAACATTTTGTGTTGCTGCTGCATTGTGCAGTGAACATGTGCAGAATTTTTATTGTACAGATCTAATGTTGACAGAGCATCTAAATTATAGTATGCTTGTAGGTACAGATATCAATGTCTGTCAACTAAAGTTAAATGATTATCTTCAAGTTGGTGAGTGGACAAATACTGAAGATCAGAGGAATTTTATTCTTGAATATGTTTTATGAAAATTTTTGATACATTCACCTTCTATAATGAACTCGATCTACTGGAACTTAGGATGAATATCCTGGGTGATATAGTAGATTATTTTGTTATCAATGAATCTACGATTACTTTCACTGGAAAGAAAAAACCATTATACTTTGCAGAGAATAAAGAACGCTTCAAGAAATGGCAAGATAAAATTATTCACCACGTCTTAGATGATAACAATGAGACCTTAGAAAAATACTGGGAAGGTGTACCATATCATCGAAGTATGATGGAAGATGATATCTATAAACTTCCATTGCACTATCAGCGTGCTTGCTTTCATAAAGATAGTGCAATCTATGCCTTGTTAGATCACGCACAAGATGATGATATTATCTTGACTAGTGATGCTGATGAGATTGCCAATCCAGAAGCAATCAAAGCGATTGATGAATGGTTTGATCCAATTAATCATTATGTTCTCAAGGGTCCAGTTTATTATTACTATCTAAATCTTCTGTGCGAGAAGGAGTGGATGGGGACAAGAGTTTCTACCATGAAGATGCTAAAGACTATGAGTGTAGATAAACTCAGACAGTCGCATCAAGATGCATGGAAAGTTGAAGATGGATCTTGGCACTGGAGTTTCTTTGGTGATGCTGATACTGTTCGTGCAAAAATGGATGCATATGAACATCAGGAAAATAATCTTCCACAATTTAGGGACAGTATGGAAGAACGTATTGAAAAGGGCATTGATCCTTTTGGTAGAGATTATCTTTACACCCCACAAGTTGTTCCTATTGATGATACTTTCCCAGAGTACATCATTAAAAATAAAGATAAGTTAGCAAAGTATATCAAGTGAACATTATTGAAGGCGTAGCAGTTTCTAATCACTGCGATTATTCTTTTGGTGATCAATCTGGGTGCATTGGTCGTGTGCCTGGATCGTTCATGAAACAAGCAGATCCATCTAATCTAGAGTTTGTTGAACTTGTGAAGGATAAAAAATGGATGACTGTCTTTATCGATAACATTCGACTTTATAATAGATCAATTAAATGCACTAACGATGAAGACCAGCGTTGGGTTGATGCACTGCTTGAAACCAATAACATGTTAGAAACATGTGCAGCGTTTCCAAACACAAATTTTATCATTTTTACTAATCTAGAAGATACACCGATCAGCAAAGATATTCATGATCAAATTCCCGACAATGTAAAGGCAATTTATGGTGTAAATGCCATTGGATTTAGTGGCAAAGTTCATCCTTTTCCATATGGTGTTCAGCGTATTATTCATCCGTCTGATAATCGTATTGCTATTTTGCATAAAGCAATGGAGCGTGATGTAAATCCAACAAAACTTCTTTATATTAATCACGCTGAGCATACAAATATTAGTGAACGTGGTAATATTAGAGAAAAATTTGCAAAGTTGAAGTATGCAACTGTAGATAACAGAGTATCTTACGATATCTATTGCAAACAAATTCAAAATCATAAGTTTATGATTTGTCCTCAAGGAAATGGTGTAGATTGTCATAGGAATTGGGAAGTTCTTTATCTAAAAAGAGTTCCTATTATGAAAAGAACTCCGTACCTGCAGGAACTATACAAAGATTATCCTGTTCTTTGGGTAGATGATTATGCAGAAGTTACTAAAACACTGCTTACAAATAACGAAGATCTTTATGATCGGGCTAGAAATCTAGACAACAATCTGTTAGACTTATATTCAGTATTCAATCGAGCTGTAAAACGTGCTAAAAATTCCTGACGTAACATTATTGATGTTGGCAGACATTGATATACCCGATGCGGTATATGCTGTCAATAAATCTTGCGAAGAAATTGAATGGGGTGCTGTAAAGTTTCTTGGCAGCAAAGGAAAACCAGAAGGTCTTTGTGATCAAGCAACTTTTGCATTGACGTATCCAATAAAAAGTATCAATGATTTCAATTTTTATTGCATCTATAATCTTGGTAAGCATGTAGAAACATCTCATGCATTACTTATTCATCCTGATGGATACGTTATTCGTCCTTGGTTATGGAATAATGATTGGCTTCAGTATGATTATATTGGAGCACCTTGGAGAGATGATCCAACTGCATATCTGGATCCTTGGGGTAAAAATCAACGTGTTGGTAACGGGGGTTTTTCATTAAGGAGTAAAAGGTTATTGGATCTTCCAAGCAAAGTAGAAGTGCCTTGGGAAGTCAATGTAGGAGATTTTTATAAGCATATGAATGCTGGACTATATAATGAAGACGGCAACATTTGTGTTCATAATCGACACATTTTTGAAGAAAACGGATGCAAATTTGCACCCGTAGAAGTTGCATCTAAATTTGCCAGAGAAGAAACTTTGCCAGACAGTGAAGAAGAAACCTTTGGATTTCATTATCATTTTCAAGAGATCAGATGAAGGCAAACATATTTCCATTATGGTGGAACCCTTGGGGAGAAAAGGGACTTGATTTAGGTAATACTGCAGTTAGTATTTCAATTGATAATTTATCTTTTGATCCAGATGCTGACTATAGAATTTTATTTCTTGCAGAACCTTATGCTATTGCACCAACAGTTAATGAAGGCGCTCTAAGAAACGCTAATTCATTTGATAAAATTTATACTTTTGGACAAGCAATTTTAGATAAGTATAAGACTGCAGAATTATTTCCGTGGGGATCTTCTTGGTTAGATTTCAAAGATCTCAAAGTCAATAAAAAACCACACATTACTTTTGTTACTAGCAGCAAAAGTCAGGCACCAGGACATGAATTAAGACTGGCAATTCATGAAGCACTTGCTAGTCTAGATGAAGTCAATGGATTGGAAATTTATCAGCATAAATCTCCTCCATTCCACGAAAGACGAAATGATTTTTTTGAGACCGCAATGTTTCATATTGCAGCAGAAAATTCTCAGCAAAAGAATTACTTTACTGAGAAAATTATTGATTGCTTTGCGAGTAAAACTATTCCCATCTATTATGGTTGTCCAAACATTGGTGATTGGTTTAATATGGATGGTATCATCACCTTCAATGACATCAAGGATCTAGAAAATATCTTTGACTATATTGATGAAGACTATTATAATAGTAGACAAGCAGCAATTGAAGAAAATTATGAAATTGCCAAGCAGTTTCATGGTGTTAACGATGTTGTTCCCAGATTAACTAGACAAATTATTCAGGACGTGAAAAATCATGCCACTCAACGGATCTAATCAAACTAATTATATTCAAAAAGACTATGAGTTTCTTCGGGTAAAACCTGAAGGGATGAAAGATCTGAAGAAAAATTATTCTCAAGTCTGGCAAGATATTTTTGCCCTTGTTACTAATGATGCTAAGCAAGGAGGAACTTTCATTGAGATTGGTGGAGCACAACCTTGTATTGGTAATAACACTTGGTTGCTTGAAGAACAATATGGATGGCGAGGATTTTCTATTGAATTAGAAAAAGAACTTTGTGATATGTGGACATCAGGATTGAGACCTAATACGCAGTTGTTCTGTACTGATGCATTAGACTTTGATTATGTTGAGGCAGTAGATACTCTTGGTCTTCCAAGACATATGGATTATCTTTCATTTGATTTAGAACCACCTGATATTACATTAGAAGCATTAAAGAAGTTCCCTTTGGATAAATTATCATTTAATGCTGTTACCTATGAGCATGATGCTTATCGTGGATGGGGTGATATCTATGCTCACCGTGAAATTTTTGTCAAGCATGGTTATGATCTTGTTGGAGAAAATCTAAGGAATACTGGATGTACTATGGAAGAATGGTTTATTCATGAAAGTGTAGATAAAGAAATTCGTGATGCATTACGTCACGGTAATTGTGAAGCATATCAACTTCTTCTAGATCTATGAGGGTAAGTTTTTGTATTCCGTGTTATGAAAGTCACGGTAAAGCCAAACAGTATTTGTTTGAAATCTTTCATGCATTAACTCAGCAAACTTGTAAAGATTTCAACGTGTGGATTTCAGATCAAAGTCAATCTAACGATGATGTATTAGAAGCCTGCCAAGAGTATGCAGATTTATTTGAAATTAATTATGTAAAGAATAACAATTTACTGGGCAATATATCTGCAAATACAAATTGTGCTTTAGGACATGCTGATGGAGAAGTTCTAAAAGTAATGTTTCAAGATGATTTTATCTTAACTAAAACATTAGTTGAAGAGCTTGACAAAGCATTTCAAAATGATGTATTATGGGCAGTGACTGGGTTTGCACATACTATTGATAACGGATATAGTCATTATAATCCAAAACTTCCACAATATAATGATCGTTTATTAGAAGGAGTAAACACGTTGAGTTCTCCTTCTATTCTTGCGATGAGGAATGGTCTCAACGAATTTTTCGATGAAAAACTTACCATGCTCATGGATTGTGATATGTATTATCGTCTCTATAAATATCACGGTGAACCTGCAGTTTTAACTGATTATCACATCTCTAATCGAGAACATAAAAACCAAACCCAAAGATTGCAAGAGCATCTTTTACCATCTGAAATTGAGTATTTGAAGGAAAAGTATAAATGATTGGATTTAATCATCTAGGTCGTCATGGTCGTCTGGGAAACCAGATGTTTCAGTATGCTGGGCTTCGCGGTATTGCTGCTCATCGAGGATATGATTTTGCTATTCCACCTAGCGACTTCAAAGATCCTTGGACAGATCATCAGCTGTTTGAAGCATTTAAACTAACAGGTCTTACAAACATTGCCGTTGTTCCTGGACCTTATGTGCAGGAAACCTCATTTAAATTTGATGAGAACCTATTCAATAATATGCCAGATGGGCATAATGTATACGGATATCTTCAGACTACAAAATATTTTTTTCATATTGAAAAAGAAATTCGTGAAGACTTTCAATTTAAGAATGATATTTACGGTCCTTGTAAGGAACTGATTGATAGCATAGAAGAACCTATTGCTTTACATGTTCGTCGTGGAGATTATCTTGTAAACTCCGACAATCATCCACCTTGCCCAAAAGAATATTACGATGAAGCACTATCCAGATTTGATACTTCTCGTAACGTTATTGTTTTTTCTGACGATCCTGAATGGTGTGGGACTGTATTTACTGATGACAGGTTCCTCATCTCTGAGGGTGGCGATAACTTAGCAGATTTGTGCATGATGACACTATGCACAGACTTTATTATTGCTAATTCCTCATTCTCTTGGTGGTGACCTTATCTGTGTGAAA